ATACTATTTTATATCTAATAAATATTATTAATTAGTATTTTTTCTTGACTCCTCCACTAGTAGAATAAGTTTGTACAATATTATCTGGCTTATCTTCAAAATGTTTTTTCATTATTTCTACGTTCCTTAAATCGTCATCTGAAAATCCTATTTTAGGCATTTTAGGTGAGAACTTATTCCCAATATCTTTTTTAATGTATGCTTTTTTGTTTAGTAAAGCAGCCATTCCTCTTATATATGAAACAAATTCGTCCATAGCCATAACCTTTGCAAGTTCAGGGTTTTCGGCCCCCTTATCATCTCCAAAAGATACCGGGTAAAATCTACAAAGTTCCAAGTATGATTGTACTAGTTCGTCATCTGTTAAATCATTTTCATCTGCAAAGGTTCTGAATTTTCTCAAATTCTTAACCAATTCTTTTTTACTGATACCTTGAAAATTAGAGTTAATATATTTTAAAACCCCTTTTTTTAATGTATTCGGATTGTGTCCTCTAGCGGTTATAATTGAAAAAATTGAACCATTGTTTATCGATTCTTTAAAATCTTCGAATGCCGGACCTACTTTTGCTTTGGTAACATCCTTTAGAAATTGTTCGTCACCCTCTACTCTAAAATTTCTAAACGGGTTTTCCGCATATCCAACCACAGTTTTACCATTATAATCAAACTCCCCTTTACCTATTTCGTGTCTATAATTAGCAAAGTCATCAGTCGACATTCCAATTTCTTCACCTTCAGAAGTTTTTAATATTATTTTAGTAGGCATATGAACAATATTATCATCCCAATCAAAGGCGTAATACTTCATATCCGGTGTGTTTGTTTCTTTAAAACCTTCAATAATAATTTTATTCATAGATACAAAAATAGGGGATATTTTCATATCCCCCAAATTTTAATTAATAATTATTAAATATTCTCAAATGAAGCACCTGTTGGGGTTATTAAGAATTCAATGTTTATAAATTCTAAAGCTCTTGTTGGTTTGAGATATATTTTACCATTTAATGTGTTTCTATCCAAATCTTCAGGAGATGATGAAACTGTAACTCTAAAGTCGTACAATCCTCTATCTCTTCTAATTCCATCAAGAATTGGATTAACGCTATCAAGGAACTGTTGTCTCACTATTTGGTCATTTTGTTCGAATAATAATCTAACAGCCACAGCCGAAATTAATTTTCTTGCTTGAAGTAATAATCTTCTAACATTTAATCTATTAAGTGCTGAGTCGGCAACTTGTAGAGTTTTATTACCCCAAATTACGGTACCAACATCAGAGAAGGTTGCGATTGGGTTAATTCTACCTTGGTATAATGTATCTCTATCTTCTTGAGTTAACTTCATTCTCGCTTTTACAGAATTAACAAGACCTCTTGTGTAACCCGCTGATGCGAACCAAGGGAACGCAATATTATCAGTTAATGCCAAGTTTCTACAAACTTCACCGGTTGGCGGTAAATAAATTTGTGTATTACTAACAGTATCTCTGACAAGTATCCAAGGATAATATGTTGCAGTATAGTTAGAATCTATACCTGTTTCATCTAGACTATCTATCGCCTCTTGAGGTAATATATTGTTATTGATATCTCCTGAATCAGGAGTAAACATTTGATAATCAGGAGTTGTTGCGATATATATCGAGTCAGCTCTTTCATATTGAACCATATTTATCGCGGCTTCCACAAGATTATCGTGGTTTATCATATCTATACCTGTAGTTGCAAAAACATTTATGTTTGTAGATTCAGGATTTGAGAATGTTTCAATACCTAATAGATAAGCGTAATAATCTGTATTTGCCCAATCTACCGAATTTTTATTTATAGTAATTCTCTTGAACATACCGTCTCCTGTTGCTGTTGGATATCTAGTATCTCCTAATGGAGAAACACCGGATAGATAACCACTACCACCTAATTTAAATCTGGTTTGATTTGTACGATGTTCTCTATAAATGTCCCAACCATCGAAACCTCCTGCTAAACAAACTGTGAATTTCCTTGAAAAAAGATTATAATAAGGATTTGATTGCTCTTCAGGTTCAGAGTTAAAAGATGCTATACCACAATCAAATGCTGGTTCACCACTTGTGGAATAAGAATTAGTTATTGTTATGATAGTTGCTCCCGAATCCATATGGAACCCTTTACTCAAATAATTCCAATCATCGGCTTCGGTTGCGGTTACAAAATTAGTAACAGGATTTTGTTTACCTTTATATTGTAAAAAAGCGTCATCAATACCAATTCTTGTGGAAAAACCTAAATAAGTTCTTCTTTTATTGTCACCAGCAGAAGTGACTATATTCTCACCTCCTGCTGTAGTTCCGAACGGAGGATTATATATTGGTTCACCGGGGAAGTTGTATTTAGTCTTATAAACAGGTACAACCGGCTTATTAGTTATTGAACCATATTGACGTTGAACATATCCGTAAAAACCACAAGGTAAAGCGTCACTAGGATAGTCCTCGGCCATTTCAACCATTATGTATCTAGAAACTAATGCGAATTCACCTGTTGTTGAACCTATTTTTTTAGCAACAAAACTATTGGAATTTACATCCAAATTACAATTAGTGAATTTTTCCAATACTACAGGATTTGCATCACTGTCGAAAAAACTTCTAACAAATACATCAAAAGTACCATTATTGAAGGATATATTTCCAATTGAAATTTTAACTTCTGTATTTGCAGCGGTTCCATCAGAAATAGAAACAAATCTGAAAAGATTGAATACCTCAGTACCCCTAAGTTCAGAAACTAAATAAGGTGTCATAGGTGTTGTGTATTTTTCTAAATACCATCCTATCGAAGTTACGCTTCTACTCACCGCACTATCTAATGATATTAGACTACAATTTAAACCTTTAACATAACCTTTATTATACAAATATTCTAAAGTACCAGGATAAATTTCCTCAACAAAAAGAGGAACTTGAGTTCTAGTCTTACCAAAATTGTCAACACCGAATACTTTTGTTATGTACTTACTACTTGACTGTTGTAATGAAGTTTCGAAACTAAAAATATTTCCACTATCAGTCAGACCGGATATTACAAAATTAGAAAATGGATTCTGAAATATTAAATCGTAAGGTGCTGAACAGTCAATTTTTACGTTATTCAAATTACTAACTTGATATTTAGGACCGTGTTGAGTAGATGTATATTCCGAAACACCCCTTGACCTTAAGGTTGCAATAACCATATTATTATATTCAGAATATGCGGTACCTGTAAAGGTGTAATATTTACCAACCACAGAGCCACTATATCTGTCACCCGAACCTGTAGTACCAACACTCAATTTATCTATGTAATAATAAAAAGCGTAACCTGTGTAGTTGTTTGTATTATTATTATCGAAGTTTGCATAATACCAAACATCATTGTATGATGCTTCTAAGTCATTATCATCCAAACTACACACTGTAGATGGTGGAACAAAACTATTTGATGTTGGGTTGTATGGATTAGTTATTGCGGAATAACCTTGAACTTGTGTTAAATTAGTATAATCAGTACCTAAAATTGAACCATATATTGTTGCGGTTGTTGCTGATGCATATGGTGTACCACCCGTTGAATTTCTAGAAACAAAATTGATAAAGTCTGTAACATCCGCACTAATTGTAGATGTAGAACCATCAAATTTTTTATATACTTTATTTATATTACTTTGAATTATCGTTGGAAATGTTGGTAACGTTAAACCAATACCGTATTTAAAATCGAAAACACTACTGAATGATGTTCCTCCACCAACAATTGAAACAGTACAAGGGTCAAGATTAGCATTTATAGTAAGAGACCAAGACGGTCCTGCATCATAACCGGATAAACCTAATACCCTTGTTACGAAAAGTTGGTTCGATTGTTGTAAATATGATTTTGCAATGTATGCCGCTTCATATTTTGGAATTTGTGTATTTATGAACTTTGTTGGTTCAGTTCCTCCAAAAAAAGATTGAAACTCGTCGTAGTTTGAAATGAAAATAGGTTCGAATGCCGGACCTCTTAAAGTTTCACCTACAAGACCTAAAGTAGTTACACCCACACTTTGAGCCACGAACGATAAATCAGTTTCAGATGTGTAAACACCAGGAGAAACGAAAACTTTTTGATTTGTTTGAGTTGTTGCCATTATTTAATATTCTTAAAGATTTATTTTATTGATAAATATTACAATAAAAACGAAAAACCTTGACTTTTGTCAAAGTATTTATATTAAGTAAGTAAATTTTCTGCTTATTTTCTCCTTATGTCACAAAGCGATAATAAAAATATAAAAAACATAAAAATATCCAAGGAATCTCACTCACTACTAAAAAAGTATTGTGACCAAAAAGGTATCATTATTTATAAATTCTTAGAACAATTAATCAAAGAAAAGTGTAAAGAGGTAAGAGATTTATATGGGGAGGATTAAATAATTTTGTTAATAAAAGATAAACTGGAGTCAAGATTGATGTTTTCTTTAATTATTTCAATAACCAATGAATCATTAGTCGATACCTGTATTGTTGTAACATCGGTACCGTAAAAATCGTTGTTTAAATACACATCATAAGATAAAACATTAATTTTTTTCTCCAAAGTCATATTGACAGTATAATCAATATTGACAGATATAGATTCTTCACCGATAACGAAGTCAAAATTCTTATCGAAAATATCTGGGTTACTTTGCATTTTTTTATTTTTTTGTTTCCTATTTGAAATATCCGTTTCAAAAACTTGCACAACTCTTGATATTGCGGGTTTAACTTCAAACTCTTCTTCATCAATCAAATATCCTAACATTGTAAAGTCATAGTTTTGTATATAAAATTTTCTCTTATCTATCTCCATAACTGACTCGTCAGAAATATTGGTTGAAACTATTGGTACATATTGACCTTTTATGAAAGTGTATGCCTGTCTTGAAGAAAATTTTTGTAATACAATTTTATTGAATTGATTAAGTTCTCTCATTCTATTACAAACAATCTTGACATTGTAATTAATATCTACAGGTACGGGTTGTGGTATTGTATAGACATCGGCTCCTTTTTGATTACCATTCCAAGTAGGAACAATTGCGTAGTGATACTGTCTTCTGTTTGGTATTGTATAAAGTACTGCTGGATTTGTTCCATACTTAACTTCAGGTTGTCTAACAACAGTTATAAATGGTGGTTTTGCATTTAAATCTTTATCAGTAAAATCCCAAGTTTCAGTAAATTGTGCCCAATTTTGAGTTGTTAGGATTCTATCAACTGTAGGAACAACTTCTCCCGCGGTTACTAACCTTAAATCTTCTTTAACAAAATCAAGCATACCTCTATCCAAATCGGCATGTAATACTGATTTAGGTAGATATGTCCCATCTTTTTGAATGTACTCTGCAAGCTCTTGTCTTCTTGCCGACAACTCCTTTGGTGGGACGAGGTCTAATTTCTTTTTAATTTGTTTAGGAAACGCCATTACTTTTCTATAACAAATAATTTATTTTTACTATTAATCATATCAACCTCTTTTGCATCATAAACAGGTTCCTTAGTTTCTTTATATACAAAACTTTCATATTTGTATGGGTCATATGTCACAATTTCACCGACAGGTTCTTCAGGTATATTATCACACGGATATTGACAAAACTCAACAAGGTCACCAATAACAAATGCGTGTACATTCTTTGATTTTTCTCTTCTCACTTTTTCTTTACCTCCTTGTCTAACTCTAAATTCTACATCTTTTAATTTGACATAATCGGCGTGTAAGACAACCAATCCCTTTTTTTGTACTGAAAATGTGTGTTTATTTAAATTATAATAAACCATCACTCGTTCACCTATCAATGAATCAAGTAAAATTTTATTTTGCGATTCTGTTATAACTATAATCATATTCCTTTAAATTCGTTTTGACTAACCGGGGTAGCGACTATTGTTCTATAAAACGCTTTAACACCGGCATAATTATGTCTATTGTCTGAGACAACTCTACCATCATCAACAACACTATAATATCTAACTCTACTTTCATTTTCATAATAAGCTAAATAGTCACCAAACATTATATCGACACTAAGCTCATCAAGTTGTTTTTGGTAAATAGAAAAATTAAGATTACCTGGCTCTTGTTGTCTTAATTTTGAGTTCCCAAGTTTTTGATTTGTTGGTGCAACAATTTTAACTAAACCTTTAAGTTCAATTGGAGGTAAAAACTTTGCACCATCTTCAACAACCTCACCGTATACATCATCAGTATTTGTTTTATACCTATCAACCCTATAAAGAATAACAGTAAAATTAAGGTCCCCCTCAAGCCACTCTCTACCAATTTGTACATCCAAATTATAATCTTCGGCTCCGAAGAATTTACCTAACCTTGTTATTGGGACTAATTTTTCCATATGTTGATAAATATTCTTAAATGTATTATATTTAATTTATTTTCTGAGATGGAACTAACAATTGAGTCAAAGGCTCTAAATATTCTTGAAAATTATGAGGGTGCAAACAATTATATTTTGGAATTAAGAAGAAAATCCCAAATTAATAAAAAGTTTTACCCCACAAGGAGTCAGGCCGATTATATTATTAATAATCACGACAAGACACCCAAAGTTGCAAAGAAGTGGGCGGTTCTTGATGCATACTTTGCTCAAAAGTTTGCGGATGATAAGTTATATCACAAAGTTCCGGAAAAAATGTATGTTGAGAAGATATTGGCAGAAAAGGAAAAGGCTTATCATATTTGGGGTAAAATGTTTGAGAATGAGGAACTTCACGAATTTTGGGTTCCGAAAGCGGCAATCATAAAAGATAATACAGTAAAAGATGTTGTTATTGATTATGAAAAATATTCACATCGCCCTCCACTAACTCATCAAAAAGAAGCAATCCAAAAATTAGTTGAGAATAAAAAATATATTTTGGCAGATGATATGGGTCTTGGTAAAACAACTTCTACTATTATCGCGGCCTTAGAATCAGGTGCAAAGAAGGTTTTGATTATTTGTCCAGCAACTCTTAAAATAAATTGGAAAAGAGAAATCGAGAATTACACAGATAAAAGTATTTTTATTGCTGAAAGTAAAAGTTTTTCAACAGAACAGGATTTTGTTATTGTGAATTATGATATTATAAAAAACTTCCACGATATAAAAGAAAAAGAAAATTCTCAAATATTAAAAGCGGGATTTGATTTGGTTATTGTGGATGAGGCTCACTACATTAAAAACGCGCAGGCACAGAGAACAAAACTTATAAATAATTTTGTAAAAAATATTGATAGGTTGTGGTTACTTACAGGAACACCTATGACATCTCGACCAATTGATTATTATAATCTTTTGAGTTTGGTTGATTCTCCGGTTTCAAAAAACTGGATGGCGTATGTTATTAGATATTGTAATGGGTTTCAGTTTAAGGCGGGAAACAGAAAGATATGGAATGTTATGGGTTCGAGTAATTTGGAAGAGTTAAGAGATAGGACACAAGGTACAATTCTTCGTAGATTAAAAGAAGATGTCCTTGACTTACCTGATAAAATCATAACACCCGTTTTTCTTAAATTAAAATCCAAAAACTATGAAGAGATAATGGGCGAGTATTATGATTGGTATGATAAAAACCCGGAAGAATCAAAATCTCTAACGGTTCAGTTCTCTAAACTTACAAAAGTAAGACAAGTAATTGCCGATGAAAAAATTTCACAGACAATAGAAATTGCTGAAAATATTATAGAACAAGATAAGAAGGTTATAATATTTTGTAATTTCACCGATTCACTTAACAAAATTGTGGAACATTTCGGTAAAACCGTAGTTAAGATTGATGGTTCCTGCTCTAAAGAACAAAGACAATTTGCGGTTGATGAATTCCAAACTAACCCAAAGATTAAAGTTTTTGTGGGTAACATTAAGGCTGCCGGAGTAGGTATCACGTTAACAGAGGGAGAGGTTGTAATTTTTAATGATTTGTCATTTCTACCATCAGACCATTCCCAAGCTGAAGATAGGGCCTACAGATACGGACAAAAAAATAATGTGTTGGTTTATTACCCCATTTATGAAAATACAATCGAAGCCGTAATCTACGACATAATTAACGACAAAAAGAAGGTTATTGCCACAGTAATGGGTGATAATCAGAACCCCGCAGACACCGCCGAAGAAATACTACAAAAAATTAACAGACTTAGAAAATAAGTTTTTTTGTAGATATTTATTAGTATGTCAGTAATCCAAGAACCAGAAAGGTCAAAAATATATACAAGAGTAAAACACTTGTTGGGTGCTCCAATTAGAAGTGTTGAGATTGAAGATGAAATGATGGATTCCTTAATGGAATTATCAATTCAAGATTACGAACAAATGGTTTTAAATTGGTTGATTGATTCTAACTGGACCAATTTAATGAATCTTGATATGAGTCAACAATCAGTTGCTAGAGCACTAACAACTAAGACGCACGACTTCGAAAAACAATTTCAATATGCATATTCCAAAATTGTTGGGTTACAATCTGTAGGACCTTGGGAATTGAAAAAAGATTATTTTACTTTAGAGAATGGTAAACAAACTTATGAAATTCCTGCGGGTAGAGAAATAAATGAACTACTTTGGTTTAGTAACCAACCTTGGGGCGCTTTTGGACCTTACGGACTTTGGGGATTTGGTTATGATGGTATTGGTCTCGGTGCGAATCAAGCCGGTTATGCTCAGTTATGAGGTTGAGGGTAGGGATAGAGACAAATGTCTCAAAATGAATCCTGATATTATTAAATTACCGTCAGACGTTCCGGTCGATGAGTTGACTTGGGAAGACCTTAATGTTCCGGGTAAGCAATGGGTTAGAAGGTGGTTCACTGCTTATGTTAAAGAAACTTTATCTAAAGTCAGAGGTAAATACCAAGGTTCACTGAAAGTCCCCGATTCAGAGTTGACTATGGAATGGCAAAGTTTGGCAACTGAGGCAAAGGATGAAAAAACAAGATTATTAGAAGAGTTAACAGGTGCGGAAGGAATGTTAACGAGATTAAGACCTGAAAAACTTATGGAACGTGAAGCGTTAATCGCTGAAAATCTTAATAAGCAATTAAAATTCAAAGCTTTCCAAAGGCAAATATATGTTATATAATTATTGATATGTCAATTATCAAGTCAATCCCAATACAGAAAAAAATAAATGGAATTATTACAAGTGCTTCCGAAACCGCAATAGTCTCTGAAAGAGATTACAGAACTAATGGTGAGGATTGTATAATAGTTAAAGGAGTTCAAGAATCATCAATTACTCTTGATTCAACAACAACAGACCACATCGTAATTAAGTGTCTAACAAAAGTCACCATAGTCCCCGACAATAATAAAATTGACGAGGAATATGATGAAATTGTTGCAGATAAAGGTGCGTGTATTGAGTTTAGATGTGTTGAAAGAAACTGGTATATCTTATCAAGTGATGGGTTAAAATTTTCTTAAATAGACTTTTCCCACCCCTCTTCCGCAAGTTCATATATGTAATCAGGTTTTAGACCTCTCTTATCCCAATATACTAATTCCTGTTCTGTTATATCCAAAACATCTTCTTGTAGTTTATCTTGGTCTCCTTCTTCAAAAGGAATACCATTTATAAGTTGACATTGTCCGGATGTAAAAATACCCCTATCTTCAGGTTTATCGACTAACAAACCATTTCTAACTTCCTCACCGAAACAAATAAGGAGTGGCTCAATTCTTTTGTTAAATGTTGCAACCGCTCGAGCGACATTGTATTCTCCGGTCATATTTGGATTTGATTCTATTTCAGATTGATTTAACATATAACAATTTATCTGAACGTATCCTTCAGGAATCGGAACTCCGTGCTGTGCCAAATATTCCTCTTGAAGTTTCTTGGTTGGTTTTGTAATTTTCTGAACGTCACCTTGTGATGCTTTTGTTCCGTTATTAACATAGTATATTACATCACCAAGATTAACATTTAATTTGTGTTTAATTGCCAACTCTAAATGGGCCATCATAGACATTGCACCCCCGGCCTTTGTTTTCTGTGTGGACCTTTTCTTATAATCTTCCATTGTTAGTTTTACCTTAGCTCTCTGTGCAATCTTCATAAGGGGGATTTGTTTTTCGTAAATCTTTTGTAGATACTCATAATAATACTCCACAAATTCTTTACCCTTCCCTTCTAATAATAGTTTCACCGCAACATCCAAAAAGTCCTCAATATAAAGTGGAAGTTTTTTTGACTTAAT